TCGAAGAGTTTCTTGCCCTAGACAAACTCAAGGAACAGAAGCGTGAATTAGAGTCCCATATGCGTTTGTTCGGAAGACCTGGATTGTATGATGATTGGGTGGCTTACCAAGCACAGATGAGGCGGCAGCGTAAGGAAGCCCTGCGTAAGAAGCAGAAGGAAGCTGAAGAGCTTCGGGAAATGCTAACTTGGGCATTCATTGTCATAGTGATGTGGGGCGGTATATGCGGTTTAGCTTATTGGTGGTTCTTTACTTAGATGTGGTTTTTAATCTGGTTACAGTTCATGCATGGCGAGTTTGAGTATTACCACATTGGAACATACGGCTCTGAAGAAAACTGCCAGATCGAACTCAATAAATCCAAAGTCCTGATCACCAACTCTGCCAGTTCAGTAGAATGTTTTGAGGTCGATAGAAATGGCTAAGATCGATAAGTCCAAGATGAAGTGCAACAAGCCTAGGCGTACTTCAGGCGGTTCTAAGAAGTTTGTGGTTAAAGCCTGTAAGGATGGCAAAGAAAAGATTATTCGCTTTGGCGATCCAAATATGAAAATTCGAAAGAGCAATCCCAAAAGGCGTAAGAGTTTTAGAGCAAGACACAAGTGCGACACGGCAAAGGATAAGTTTACCGCACGATACTGGTCTTGCAGAAAGTGGTAAGATGGGAAAAGGTCAAAAACATTATTTTCGTGATGGTACTGAACACACTGGCGGCACACACAAGATGCCCAACGGGGATCTGCATTCAGGCGCAAAGCACGGCAAGACAAGTAAGAAGCTGTTTCACTTTAAAGATTTGAGCGAAACCGCAAAGAAGAAAGCTAAAAAATCTAAAAAATGACGCTAGTGGAACGGGGCTACAAATACATCCTGTACGATCCCAAAGGCTTCATTCGAATTATCACCAGAAGCAAATCTATAGCTCTGCATATTATGAGGAATGAATATGGCAGCAAGAGTTAAAAAGAAATCTTCCCCTAAAAAGAAAAAGACAGCGAAACGTGATGCCTGTTACGACAAGGTAAAAAACGCCTACACCAAAAACGGGGGAACGTGGCCTTCAGCTTACGGGTCGGGGGCTTTAGTTAAATGCCGCAAAGTCGGAGCTAAGAATTGGGGAAAGAAAAGTGGCAGCAAGAAAAAAGCCTAACAGTCTCCATGATTGGTTTAAAAAAAATGATGGTACAGGATGGGTAGATTGCAAAACAGGAAAGCCCTGTGGACGCAAATCTCGCAAAAAAAGTAAACGGGGCTATCCTGCCTGTAGACCAACTATGGCGCAGTGCAAAACTAAAAAGGGAAAAGCTGCCACAAAGAAAAAGACCTCTGCGAAGAGAGTAAGTTGGAAAAAGAAATAATGGAAACTTTCGTCTTATTAATATCAATGTGGGGCAACGATGGGTTGGATTGGGTCTATATGGGTAATCAGTACGTTTACAATACTCCCATGACTGAAATCGAGTGTACCCAAATTGCAGAAGAAAGTTCTTGGACTAGGTGGGAGAATAACCAATTCTATCGCATTTCCATTGAGTGCGTACCGAATTATAAAAACGGAGCATAAGGGATGGAAGATAGATTAGATCGGATTGAGACTAAGGTGGATAAGTTATCTGAAGCAATGGTTGAAATGGTTCGCATGGAAGAGCGTATGGTCACGGCATTTAAGCGGATGGATAACATAGTCGAGTACCAGAAAAAGGCAGATGATCGACTAGATGAAATGGAGAGACAAGCCATTGTGCGAGGGCAGAAGATAGCCTTTGCAGAACGTATATTCTGGATGATCGCCACAGGCGCAGTAGGTCTGTGTTTCGTATTTTTAAGGTAAAGTAATGACTGAGAAAAAATATACTGAAAAGCAAGCTGCTTTTTTAGAGGCTCTGATGGGTGAAGCCCGTGGTAATATCCGTAAGGCTATGGACTTAGCAGGATACAGTAAGGGAACCAATCAGGGTGAAGTAACGGGGCCGTTGCGTGAAGAGATTATTGAAAGAGCATCGATGATGTTAGCCATGAATGCGCCAAAGGCTGCACACGGTTTGATCGATGTCCTGAACGATCCAACGGCATTGGGAGCTAGGAATGCAATCAACGCAGCCCGTGAGGTATTAGACCGCACAGGCTTAATTAAGAAAGAAAAGATTGAGGTCACCAATAACGGTGGCGGTATGTTCATTCTTCCCCCAAAAGCCGATGACTTGGAAAAACAAAACTAGAAAAAACGGAACCCAGAGAATACCCTACGGCTACAAGGCCAGTGATGAAGATCCTCTACAGTTAATCCCTGATGAAGATTATACCCCACTGATCGAACAAGCCTTAGATCATCTAGATGAAGGGTATAGTGGACGTAAGGTTACGGAGTGGCTCAACGATAAACTTGAGCGTACAATCTCCCACCAAGGTCTACGAAATATCTGGGCAGAGCATAGGCCCAAAAGCAAACGCCTGAAAGCTCTGAAGAAAGAGAATAATAAGTCTAAGCCTAAGACGAAAGATGCAAAGACAGAAGCTCGACTAAGACGCAAGATAGCCGACAGCAAGCGTATCAAAACCATGATGGAGAATAAGCTTGCGAAGCACACAGGTGCAGATGTCGAAGCTGAAGAAGAGTTTCAAAGCATTTCCGAAACACTAGACTTCGGAGTTATCACCCAAGAACAACAAGAACGTGAAGTTGTTTTTCAACCAAATCCAGGCCCTCAGACAGACTTTCTAGCAGCTAGTGAACGTGAGGTTTTATACGGGGGCAGTGCAGGATCGGGGAAATCATATGCTCTACTCGCTGACCCAATGCGCTATTTTAATAATAGTAACTTTAGCGGTCTTATACTTAGACGTACAAATGACGAACTACGGGAACTAATCTGGAAGTCTCAAGAGCTTTACCCAAAGATTTATCCTGAAGCAAAGTGGCAAGAAAAGAAAAGTCAGTGGGTCTTTCCTAGCGGTGGTAAATTATGGATGACCTACCTTGAACGGGATGAGGATGTACTTCGATACCAAGGTTTGTCTTTCAGCTACATAGCCTTTGACGAACTTACCCAGTACGCAACGCCCTTTGCTTGGAACTATATGCGCTCTCGTTTGCGTTCTACAGATCCAACCCTGCCACTATTCCAACGGGCTACGACAAACCCAGGTGGTAGAGGACATGGATGGGTCAAGAAGATGTTCGTAGATCCTGCCCCAGGGAATATAAAGTTTGCAGCAACGGACATCGATACAGGGAATACACTCACATTTCCCGAAGGACATGAAAAAGAAGGACAGCCGTTGTTCTACCGCAGGTTCATACCTGCAACTTTGAAAGATAACCCCTACCTGATGAAGGACGGGCAGTACGAAGCCAACCTTTTAGCACTTCCAGAAATGCAAAGGCGGCAATTACTAGAGGGAGATTGGGCTGTAGCGGATGGCGCAGCGTTCCCAGAGTTTAAACAATCAGTCCATGTCTGCGAACCGTTTGATATTCCCCCCGATTGGCGCAGATTTAGGAGTTGTGATTATGGGTACTCTTCGTATTCTGCGGTTCACTGGTTCGCTATTGATCCAAGCTACGAGACTTTATACGTCTATCGTGAACTTTATCTCTCGAAACACACTGGTAAAGACCTTGCTCAAGCGGTTCTCGAAGCGGAACAAGGGGAAAGCATTCAATACGGCATACTGGACAGTTCGTGTTGGCATAATCGTGGGCAGATTGGCCCGTCTATTGCGGAAGAAATGATTAGCATAGGATGCAGATGGCGTCCAAGTGACCGTTCTGCAGGTGCAAGAGTAGCAGGAAAGAACAGATTTCACGAAGTTTTAAAGGTAGACCCTGTAACAGAAACCGCAGGTATTATTTTCTTCAACACCTGCCGACAGATTATAGCAGATTTACCCGTAATTCCATCAGATCCAAAGGGTTCAGACGATATAGACCCAAGACACGCCTCAGACCACACATACGATAGCGTTAGATATGGAATTATGAGCCGCCCGAAAGCCTTTTCACCCTTCGATATGGGTCAAGGCGTTCCAATACAGCGGTACACCCCCTCAGATACAAGATTTGGATACTAAAATATGGCATTAATGGATAAACCTACTGGCCCTGCACCCGAAGATCAGACTGAATTATCAGATGTAGTCTCTCTTGAAGAAGATGGTGACGTTGAAGAGGAAAATATTCAGTTTTCTGAGTTAGCATCCTTCATCGAAAGCCAGTTTAGACGCTCAAAAGACCAAAGATTGTCGGATGAAGAGCGTTGGCTGATGTCTTACCGTAACTACAGGGGTATATACGGCCCCGAAGTGCAATTTACCGACACGGAAAAGAGCCAAGCTTTCGTTAAGATCACTAAAACCAAGGTTTTGGCTGCATATGCACAGGTTGTAGACGTATTATTTGCAGGATCTAAGTTCCCGATAGGTATTGAAGCCCGAAGAGATCCAAATAACGTGGCACAAGCGGTAAATTATGATCCAAATGCCATCACAGAGGACAAAATAAAGGAAAAAATAGGGGTTTCGTATAAGCCTAAACGGGCCATAGCTAGACCTAATTTAGACCGTGATTTAGGGCCATTTAAGGACGCTTTGGCTCCTGTGCATGATGAATTAGAACTAGGCGAGGGTAAAACCACCAGTTCTATTACATATGAACCTGCAAAACGTGCTGCAGACCGCATGGAACGTAAGATGCACGATCAGTTGGACGAAACAAACGCATCCAAACACCTTCGATCTGTAGCATTTGAGACTTGCCTCTTTGGTACAGGTGTTCTTAAAGGGCCATTTGCTTTCGACAAGGAATATCCAAATTGGGATGAGGAAGGGAACTATGATCCTCTTTTCGAAACGATTCCAAAAGTAGAATACGTTTCTATCTGGGATTTATATCCTGATCCAGATGCTCGAAATATGTCTGAAGCTGAATATACAATTCAGAGACACAGACTTAATCGATCTCAAATGAGGTCTTTGAAAAAACGTCCACACTTTCGTGATGAAAGCATAGAACTGGCAATTGATTACGGCCCCGAATATCAGAGAGAATATTGGGAAGATGCGTTAGATGAAACCAACAACTCTGAAAGCCCTGATCGATACGAAGTATTAGAGTACTGGGGAGTTATGGATGCTGACCTTGCAGAGCAAGCTGATCTAGAATTACCTGATGAAGTCTCAGACCGTGATCAAGTTCAAGTCAATGTTTGGATTTGTAATGGACAAATACTACGCCTAGTAATCAATCCGTTTACTCCAACACGCATTCCATACACTGCAGTTCCCTACGAGTTAAACCCATATGGTTTCTTCGGTATTGGTGTTGCTGAAAACATGGAAGACACGCAACTGTTGATGAACGGCTTTATGAGGATGGCTGTAGATAACGGTGCGCTCTCTGGTAACTTACTTATAGAGATCGATGAAACTAACTTAGTTCCAGGCCAAGACCTATCTGTATACCCAGGCAAAGTCTTCCGCAGACAGGCAGGTGCTCCAGGCCAATCTATCTTTGGAACCAAGTTCCCCAACGTATCTAACGAACTTCTAATGATGTTCGACAAAGCCCGTCAGCTATCAGATGAGTCTACAGGCATACCTTCATACAGCCACGGTGTAGGCGGTGTTATGGGTGTAGGACGTACTGCTTCAGGTATGTCAATGTTGATGGGCGCTGCAGCGCAAAACATCAAGGCGGTGGTGCGAAACATTGATGACTATCTATTATCACCACTAGGTAAAGCTTTGTTTGCTTTCAACATGCAGTTCAACTTTGATCAGGAATATACTCAGGGTGATTTGGATGTAAAAGCCCGTGGCACGGAAAGCTTAATGCGTAACGAGATCCGTAGCCAACGCTTACTACAGTTTATGCAAATGACTGCTAATCAACAGATGGCTCCATTTGTTAAGTATGACTTCATCCTTCGAGAGCTTGCCGCTTCAATGGATCTGGATGAAGACAAAATTCTTAACGATCCACGGGAAGCCATACTTCAGGCTAAGATGATGGCAGAGATACAGGCTATGATGCCACAACAGCCACCACAAGCACCTGCACAGGGTGTACCTTCACCTGAAGATCCAACAGGCACAGGGGGCGGTAATATAGCTCCAGGCAATGCACCAGAGCCAACAGCCGAAGGTTTTACAGGATCGGGTGGTGGAGCAAACGGGGGGAACCAACCACAACAGCAAGGCCCCGTTAATTAATGGATAAAGAAACATATCGCAGCTTACTGCCACTCGTTAACGACAAAGACACGATGGATAAGCTGAATGAATACGCAGAGAGCCGTATTAGTTATTTCCATCACCTTTTAGAATTACAAAAAGACACAAGTCGTATTTTGGAAATACAAGGTGCAATCGCTGAGTTGCGTAGAATTAAGACCCTAAGAAGTGAAGTAATCAAAGGTTCAGAATAGTGGATAGTAGCCCCCGTCCAAAGACACGGCCTATCACAGAACTTCCTTACTCCGACATCGAAAAAATAGAAAAGATCGTATGGGCTGAAGCCCGTGGAGAAAGCTTGGAAGGTCGTGATGCGGTTCGAGGTGTCATCTTAAACAGATTAGCCTCTGATAGGTTTCCCGACACAGTAGAAGAGGTTCTTAGTTCAAGTGAGTTTGAGCCTATTGAAACCTATGGCTCTCTGTCCGACATTCCTGCACCAAAAGAAGATTTAGAGAGCCAAGTACAAGAGTTTGTAGATTACATTCAACTAGGTGAAGATGCTGTCGAGGGAAGAACATTCTTTCAAAACACTTCGACAACTGAAGGCAGAGGCACAGACTTCACTGGCCCAGATGCAATTACCATAGGCAATCACACATTTACCCGTGGGTATGAAGGACAAGAGCCTGTTCTAGATACTCGTTTTTCTCACAACATACAGATCACCTACCCCGAAGTCGCAGAAGCAAATTTTTTTTCATCTTCTGAAATGGCTCTGGGGGGATTGATGGTAGGTCGCAAAGGTATTGATACAAAAGAAGGTTATGAAATGGCTGATAAAAAGTTTCAACTAGATGAAGACAAAGCAGACTTGGATAATGATGGAGAACTTTCATCCTACGAGAAAGCCCGTGGGGAAGCTGTCCAGAAAGCTATGGCTGATGATCCAGAGGCTGATGAAAAACCAAAGATGTATCATGGTGGTATGCCATGCGACTGCGGCGGTGACTGCGATGGAGACTGTATGGATGGCATGATGGGGCCAGTAGATCCTGTCTCAGGCAATCCTATCCCAGTTGGGTCTAATGCTAATGAAGTTAGGGATGACATCGAAGTGATGCTGTCTCAGGGAGAATACGTTTTACCTGCAGATGTAGTGAAGTGGCACGGCCTCAAGCACATTATGAGTATGCAGGAAGAAGCGAAAATGGGTCTGATGGCTATGGATGCAATGGGTTTAATTGCTGAAGTAGATATGTCGGAACCAGAAGAGAGCGATTCCGAAGAAGAAACAATGGAAACGCCAGAGGGCAACGAGGTGGAAATGGCTTCAGTGGAAGTTTCTGAAGAGGAACCAGAAGTCAATGAAACAGAAGAGTATCAGGAAAGTGATTACTCAACCAAGACTTCTATGTACGGCATGGTGAAGAAACCAAAGGTTGCTTTCATCGTGTAAATTTTAATGGGCTACCTTCACTAGAAGCCCCCAGAGGAAAAACATGAGTAAATATAAGAGAAAAGAACAGGCTGAAGAAAATCTATCATATTCAGAAGAAGTAGCAAAACAAGCACAAGTTGAGGCAGAACCTCAAGATCCAGAAGAGGCATCGTTTAAAAAACGATACGGGGATCTTCGAAGGCATATGCAGCAACTGATGCAACAGAAGGATCAGGAAATTGCAAAAGTTAAAGAACAGCTTGATACCGCTGCAAAAGGTCAAATCAGGTTTCCAAAAACTGATGAAGAAATTGAAAATTGGTCTTCTAAGTATCCTGACGTTGCTAAAATCGTTGATACAATTGCCCGTAAAAGGGCTAACGAAGCTCTTGAAGAGGGGGAAAGACGATTAGGCCATTTAAAAACTCTCGAAACAAAGATTAGTAAAAAAGAAGCTGAACAAGAATTACACAGGCTTCATCCCGATTTTCCTGAAATACGGCAAGATCCAAAGTTTCATGAGTGGGTTCAAATGCAGCCTATGTATATACAGGATGCTCTCTACAAAAATAACACAGATGCCGTGGCAGCGGCCCGTGCTATCGACTTGTATAAAGCCGATACAGGCAAGCGAAAAACCACGTCAAAGAAATCAGCGGCACAGGCCGTTGGACGTTCCACTTCAGTTGCACCAAAAGGCGAAGCAAAAGCGAAGTTCTCAGAAAGTCAGGTAGCTAAGATGTCTGACAGAGAGTATGATGCTAATGAAGCCGCAATCCTAGAGTCAATGAAGACAGGTGAGTTCATCTATGATGTCTCAGGTGGAGCAAGATAAGTGGCATAGCCACTAACTTAATTAGCTATTTACTAAGTGGCGCAGTTGTGCTATAATTATTAGTAATGAAGCTTTTCGGAATAGGGCCTCAGTAGACTACCCCTAACCCGTTCATAACCAGAAGACTTAAACAAACAGTCCACCAGTGTAGCGAGGCCCATGTGTACCGCAAATACATATGCACCCTTGCAAAACGCACTGCCACTTAATGTTACCTTCTGATCTAGTCTGTCAGCATTAGCTGACCTGCCATTTCAAAAGGAGTATTAACAATGGCATTTCCAAGCGCATCAGGTTACGGCAATTTACCTAACGGTAATTTTAGCCCAGTAATCTATTCCAAGAAAGTCCAAAAGGCTTTCAGAAGCACCTCTGTTGTAGAGGATGTAACTAACACCGATTACGCAGGTGAAATCGCAAATATGGGCGATAGCGTAAAAATCATCAAAGAACCAGAAATCACTATCAACTCATATGCTCGTGGAACAACACTTGCGACACAAGATTTGACTGATGCAGATTTCACAATGGTTGTAACTGAAGCGAATTATTTTCAGTTTGCAGTCGATGATGTAGAGAGCGCTCATAGTCACATAAATTTTATGGATCTAGCTACAGACCGTGCAGGGTTCAAACTTCGTGACGCATTTGACCGTGAAGTACTAGGCTATATGTCTGGTTGGGATTGGAACGGTACTGCGTGGTCAAGACGTACCGCATTGGACACAGGTGGTTCAAAAGCCGATTCAAATGCAGGAAATGATGAATTACTTGCAAATAATAAGCTTGATATAAGCGATTTTGGTGGCTCAGAACTAGCAGGTTCTGCAGATGCAAGCGGTGATTCAGGTTCTGCAGGTGAGGTCACGTCTATTCCTCTAGCTGCAGGTGGTGGCACAGGTGCTATCACTTCACCATTAGCTGTTTTAGGCCGCATGGCTCGACTAATGGATGCAGCAAACGTGGATACCGAAGGTCGTTGGTGTGTAGTCGATCCAGTGTTCAAAGAACTACTAATGGACGAAGACGCAAAACTAATGAACGCTGACTTTGGTGGCGAAGGCGAAATCAGAAACGGACGTTTACCAGGAACTATTCGTGGTATGCGAGTATACGTTTCAAACAACCTTCCATACCTAAATGGTGGTGCAGGTGCAGCCTCTTCAACAGGCTCTGAGCATTCATTCGGTGTATTAGTAGCAGGTCATGACTCAGCGGTAGCCGTGGCTGACCAAATTGCGAAAACTGAGAGCTTCCGTTCTCCAGACACATTCGCAGACATCGTGCGTGGTATGCAGCTATATGGTCGCAAAATCTTGCGTCCTGAAGCTCTTATGACAGCGAACTACAACTTAGCGTAATAGCTTTCGGGGGCAGGGAGACTTGCCCCCTTCCTTCTTTTAAGGATCACTCATGCCTAGCACCTACATAGATTTATGCAATATGGTACTTCGAAGACTTAACGAAGTCGAAATTGCTCAAGCTGATTTTGCAACAGTACGAGGTGTACAAGCTTTAGTAAAAGACGCCGTAAAAGCGTCCGTTGCAAAAATCAATCAGGCTGAGTTTGAGTGGCCCTTTAATGCCGCAGAGCATACACAAGTTCTTACCGCAGGTCAGACAGAATATGATTGGCCTGCTTTTTTTAAAATAGCAGATTTTAATACTTTTCAGATACAATCCAATTCAAGTCTGAATATTGGATTTAAAACACTTAAAGCAATAGAGCGTGACGAGTGGTATGCAAACCATCGTGATGCCGACTATACCGCAGGTTCTGCAGGTAGAGGCGCACCAGATTTTGTATTTCCTTCGCATGGCACAGGCTTTGGTGTAACCCCTTCGCCTGATAAAGCTTATACTGTCAGGTTTAGGTATTTCTTAAATTACGCTGATCTAACAAATTACAATGATCAAACCCGTATCCCTGAAAGTTTTGAGAATGTGATTGTAGATGGTGCGCTGTACCATTTGTATATGTTTAAGGACAATTTGGATGCAGCTAACGCAGCATTCGTAGCTTTCTCTGCAGGATTAAAAGACCTGCAAACTCTTTACATAAATTCATACGAGTATGTAAGGGATACTAGGATTAAGTTCTAATGGCAGATGAAATACAGTCCTTTAAACTGGTAAGTTCTGGTGGACTTAACAGTAATCAAAATCATCTGTTTCTTTCAGAGGCTGCATCAGGTGCAGCTACACGATTAGTAAACTATGAGCCTAGTCTCTACGGTGGCTACCGAAGAGTAGAGGGTTTTGAAGTTCTAGATGGGATTAACGTAGAAGTAGGTGCAGGTGTTGCTGAAGGTCGGGTACTCTGTGTTGCAATCTACCGAAATGAGCATATTGGAAACCCGTATATAATTGCAGCCCGAAAAGATACGGGCGCAAACACCTACAAATTCTATAAGTACGTTCCGCTATCGGGTTGGGTAGCAATGACTAACAGCCTAACCCTGAATACTACAGACGGTGTTCGAACAGTTACTAAGATTAGACACGCACAATTTGATTTTGGTAATGGATCTCATATTGCTTTTGCCGATGGTGTAAATAACGGGATACTTTTTGATGGCGTTAATTGGTATCAGTTAAGCCCCACAGGTGCAGGAACTTCAGCAAGTCCAGGTGGTACAAAAATATGTGCCGCACCTGCTTTAGTAGAAGTTTTTGAAAACCATTTATTCTTTGGCGGTGATCGAACTCAGTTATCAGCATTACATCATTCTGTAGGTGATAATCCTTTTGACTTTCAAAACTCTGGCTCAGAAATACTTACTCCAGGTTTTAATATTGTTCAGATAAAACCGTTTCGTAATGATCTATTTATCTTCGGTGCTAATAATATTAAAAAAGCATCCCCCGACATTGCATCAGGCAATTTTGTAATAGATCAAGTTACTGCTAATGTGGGCTGCATAGCTAGGGATAGCGTCTTAGAGATCGGTGGAGATCTCATGTTCCTAGCACCTGATGGTTTTAGACCTGTATCAGGAACCTCTAGGATTGGGGATGTAGAACTAGAAACTATATCCAAGGCAATCCAAGTGACCTTGGTCAATATGATCAAAAATTACGACATGGATACTATAAATGGTGTTGTAATTAGATCTAAATCTCAAGTCCGTTTTTTCGTTGGGGATGATACAGAGACAGTTACAAACTCTTACGGAATTATAGGTGGGTTAGCTAGTGCAGACAGTGGTATTTCTTGGGAGTTTGGTGAGCTTAACGGTATACGGGCTTCCTGTACTACAAGTGATTACATAGGCAGGGAAGAGTTTGTTCTTCACGGCGATTATGACGGTAAGGTGTATCGCCAAGAAAAAGGCATCAGTTTTAACGGAGCCGATATAACTTCCGTATATGCAACTCCATACTTAGACTTTGGAGACACTGAAGTACGAAAGACCATGAGGAAGGTTAATACCTTCATCCGTGCAGAAGGGCCAGTAAAACTTTTTTTATCTATGGCCTATGATTGGGGGGATTATAACACACAACGCCCTTCCAGTTATTCTCAAGAAAGTCTAGGTGGCCCCGTTGAATACGGC